CAGTTCGGCGAACTCCTGACCCAGCGACCGTGACGGGAGGTTCGAACTGACCGCCTGTTCGCTCAACGCCGTGGCGAGCAACTCCACCTCGCGGTCGGTCAGCGTGAGGAACGGCCGGCGTTCGATGATCTGGCACAGTGCCCGCGCGGACTCGCTCACTGTTCGGTCTCCTTCGCTGCGGCCACACCCTTGGGGGTCGGCCACCAGCGCCGATCGGTCGGCCGCACGCCCGGGACGGACTTCGCCGCCCGATAGGCGGCCAGCGCGCGACCCGCTTCCGCCGACAGCGCTTCCCGTCCGGCCAGCCGCTGCGCCCGCCTCTCCACGTGCTCCACCAGCGCCCGGCGGTGCAGTTCCTCAAGCACGGCGCCGTGGATGGTCGACCAGCACGCCTGACTGACCGACGCCGACCAGTACAGCCGCTCGATCGTGACCAGGGTGTCCCGGATCATCAGGCGGTGGCGCATCTCGTCGACCAGCCGCCCGAGGGTCTTCTCGTCCAGGTCGGCCAGCTCCGGCACGGTGATTCCGACCAGCGGATTCTTGGAGAATCCCGGCGGCCGGAAGGCGAACACCTTCACGGTGGTCCCCCTCGCTCGTAGGGTGGGTGGGTGCCCAGCGTAGGCACATGGTTATTGACGGGTCAATACCCAGTCCGTAGGGTATCACCGACACCCGTCGTGACCAGGAGGTTTACATGCCGGCATCCCAGTACGGAGAACCGAAGTTTCCCGTTCGGCTCAGCTATGCCACCTCGCCGGAGCAGGAGAAGGCGCTGCGCACCCTGGCCGGCACGGAGGAGTTCGAGTCGCTGGGCGACTGCATCCGCACGCTGATCACGGAGGCACTGGACATGCGCAAGGACATCGAGAAGGCGGAGCAGGAGTTCGCGGAGACCGACGAGGATTCGCAGGTCTGCGAGGTGGTGACGACCGACGCCGGCACCGCGCTGGTGCGCGGCCCGCGCTCGCTCACGCCGAAGGAGCGCGCTGACGTCGCCGAGGCGACCGCGGCGGCCGTCAAGGAGTTCGTGGCCGACGAGAAGCGCCAGGAGGGTGGCGCGGTCGGACGTGACCGACCGCCCGTCGGCATGACGCGGGTCGGCAACCAGCTGGCCGGCCGCCCCGTCTCGCGTCAGGAACTGATCGCCCAGGAGCGAGGTGAGTGACACACCCGCGCCGGTGACGGAGGATGGCGGTCCAGACACAACTACGCCCCTGCTGTCGGGGGACGTAGCAGGGGCGTAGCCGCGGGGCGAACGATGATCACATCTACGCACGTCAATGAGAGGATGTGACCTGAACGTGATTCAGGCTAACGGGCCGACGCCGGCCGCACAACCGGATCCGCTGCCCGCGGTCGCCCTGCTCGGCCACCCTTCGTTGCTGCGCACGCGCGGCTGCGACCTGGCGGAGATTGAGACGACCTGGAGCAACGGCCTGTTCGTCGCTCAGGTGTACGTGATCGAGCACGTGGACGACCCCTGGGGCCTGCGGCTGCTGGTGGTCGACGAGAAGCGGGCACACGCACCGGTCTACGTGGCCGACGACTGGCAGCACGCCGTACAGGTGGGCGACGTGATCGCCTTCCGGGTGCTCCAGCAGCCCTTCGGCCAGCTGGCGCTCATCGCCGACCTTCGCCGGATGGCCGTCGCGTGACGGCGGTGGAGCTGGCGCCGGCCGATCGTTGTCTGTCGGTGGCGCTGGAGCTGGTGGCGGCCGGATACGCGCTGTTGCCGGTGGTGCTGGAGCTCAAGTCCGACGGCGACAAACTGTGCGTGTTCCCGCACGACGGGACCGGCGCACGGCTGCGCTCCAGCACCGATCCGGACCAGATCCGGGCGTGGTGGGTGGACGACCCGCGCCGGTCGTTCGCCGTGGACGTGCACGCCAGCGGCGTCGAGGTGGTGGACCTGGACGTCGGTCCGGACGGCGACGCGGTGGGTGAACGCAGCTGGGGCGACCTGCCGCGCGGCGCCATGCAGGTGCGCACGCGGTCGGGCGGCTGGCAGTTCTACTTCCGGCGCAGACCTGACGGCGTGGCGCTGGGCAACTCGGCCGGACGCCTGCCCAAGGTGGACACCCGCGGCGCGGTCAACGACATGGCCTTCGCGCCGGGGGCGTGGCTGGCCAACGCGCCGGAGCAGACCTATGCGGTCGTCGGGCGCATCGTGGCACCGGCGCACCTCTCGCCGGTGCCGGACGCCGTGGTGGCCGCCGTGGGGGGCGCCAGGACCTCGGCGGCGCCGTCCGCGCCGGACGACCCGTTCGCCGCACCGACGGAGCACAGCGGCGTGTTCACGCCCGACCAGGCACTGACCTACTGCCGGCACGTGATCGCCCGGCTGGCCGCCTGCTCACCGGATGGCAAGTACACGGCGCTGATTGCCGCGGCCCGGTCGCTGGGCAAGTTCGAGGCGCTGGGCGTCAAGGAGTGGCTCTGGGAACGGTGCCGCGAGGCACTTGCCACCTCGGCCGTGCCGGTCAAGGACTGGGCGCACGCCCGGCGGGGCTTCGACGACTCCTGGGGCAACGCGGTCAAGGCGGGCGACCGGGCGCGGATCCTGGACGCGAACTCCAACCCGTTCGAACCATCCGGGGCGCCATCCGGGCTGGTGGGCGGACCGGATGGTCCGGATGATCTCGATGTCGACCTGACGGCCTACCTGGACGACGACTACGAACCTGAACGGCCGACGGTCGGCATGGAGCGCGACGACGGCGTGCGGCTGCTGTACGCCGGCAAGTGGTCGACGCTGATGGGCGAGACAGGGCTGGGCAAGAGCTGGATCGCGTTGTGGCACTGCGTCGAGGAGATCCGGCGCGGCAACCACGTCCGGTATGCCCACTTCGAGGAAGCGAATCCGCGTGCGACGGTGCTGCGACTGCGGGCGCTGGGCGTGACGCCGGCCGAGATTCGCGAGCGGTTCCACTGGCTGGACCTGGACAAGCTCAGCGCCGGCGCACTGCAGGAACCGGCCGCTTGGGGCGTGCCCAGCCTGGTCGTGCTGGACGGTATCGCCGCGGCGTGCGGCCGGTACGGCTGGAACATCAACGATGCCGAAGCGGTCACGAAGTACCTGAAGGCCCTGGTCTGGCCGTTCACGGAGCAGGGCGCCGCCGTGCTGAGCCTGGGCCATCCGGTCAAGGCGCGCGACCGGCAGGAGGAACGGCACGGCTACGGCGCGACCGGCTGGCTGGACCTGGTCGACGGTGCCGCGTTCCGGGTGAACGCCAGCCCGCATCCCATCCAGCGCGGCACGGAGGGCTGGGTCGGCCTGTACGTGGTCAAGGACAGGCCAGGTGGCGTGGAAGAGCACGGCACGGCCGCCAACGTCTCCAACGCGCTGTGGACCTACCTCGGGAGCTTCCACGTCATCCCGCCGCAGTCCGAGTTCGGCAACGCCTGGTGTCGCCTGTCGACGCCGGGCGAGGTGGTGCGCGCAGAGCCGCTGTCCGCGCAGGAAGAGCAGGAGCGTGCCTTCCGGTGGTTGCGGGCACAGGAGATCCGGACAACCGCCGCTTTGGAGACAATTCGCCGGTCATTGCGGGCCGCGAAGGAGGCGGGTCAGTACGCCGGACCGACGGGCAACGAACCCATCGATACGGGCTGGAAAACCGCTTACGGACAGTGGGATATCGCTAACCCTCCGTGAGAAGCGTGTCATCCGCACGGGTCGATTTTCAAGATCGTCCGTCCGGGGGGTCGGATGACGGATGACAACCGGATGATCATGGAGTAAGTGCAGGTCAGAGAGCCATCCGGCCGGATGACCGTCCGGATGAAGAGCAATATCATCCGGTCATCCGGCCCTTTATATAGGCCGGACGGACCGGATGGCCGGATGGTGAACGTCAGATGAGGAGATAGTTGAATGACTGAACTAAGTAGTGACGAGAGACCGTTCGACGGCTGGACGGCCGGCGACCACTGGCAGCAGGCGATGGACCAGACCGAGCGGGCCAATGAACAGGAAGACCCCACGAAGGCAGCGCTGGGCATCGCCCTGGCCAACGTGCACCTCGCCGCAGCCCGGCTGCTGCTGGACCACCCGCCGATCGACGGGATGAGTAGCCGCCCGGGGGACTGGCGTACGCAGGCTTGACAGGGTTATTAACGGCAGGGAGTATGGCGGCATGGACCTGGTCGGACTGCTGATGGGACTGCTCGGATGCGGCGTGGTCACGCTCTGGCTGGCGGTCAAGTTGGGCAATCGCCAGCCAGAGCTCCCGGTAGCGAAGCATCGCGCCGTGACGCCCCGGGGCATCATCGACGTGTCGCAGTCGGAGGCGGAGGCGACGGTCTTCTCCGATCTGGTCAGCCGGTGGATCGCGGAGACGCCTGCCTTGCCAGCCGCCCCGCGCATTCAGCGGCGCGGCTTCGGTACCAACCTCGCCCGGCTGCCGGCGCGACGCCGGATCTGGTCGCCGTTCGTGTACCGGACGATGTGGGCGGGGCTGTACCGGTGACCGTGCTGGCGGTGGCGAACGACGCGGCCGTGCCGGTGCTCTACGACGGCGACCCGCTGGTGTCGGTCTGGCTGGACGACGACGACCCGATGTACGGCGAGGGACCCTGGCGGGTGCTCCGCGGGGCCGCATTGCGGTCTGGCTGGTCCGTGGAGGCACTTTTCAGCCGCGGGAATAGCCTGACCGCCACGGGGGCCGTCGGAGGGCTCACAGACGCTCTCAGCCTCCGTTTCCGTCTCAGGCGGTCGGACGTCGTGCGGCGCGCTGTCGCGCTATGGACGCGCACCACGTGGCCGACGCTGGGCAGGGCCAGCGCCCGCGAGGCGGACAGCGACCGCACGGAGGGGCGCAAGTCGACCGAGGGGCGCACGTGGCTGTGGCATCCGCCGATGAGCTACCCTGACGGCGAGTTAGTAACGTTTCCCAAATGGTCGTTTGACCAGGGCTGGACGTGGTCGAATCGCAACCGTACGGTGGTGCGGTGTGGCGCTGCCGACGTGAAGAAGTGGATCTCATGGGACGAGGGGAACTGAACCGATGAAGCTGACGATCGACGACCACGTGGTTGACGTGGTGTTCAACCCGGCGGGCCGCAACGACGGGCGGCCGGACGCCGGCACGAGCTACACGGCCAGCCTGCGGGCGGACTCCACCGACGGGTCGGCCAAGCTGACCGTGGCGACCGACTTCACGCCTCCGTGTGTGCTGGCTGCGCTGCCGGAGTGGTCCACCTCGCTGGCCTTCTCCGTCCTGGCGGAGCTGGGCTTCTACGCGCCGTCGCAGAGTGGGTGGATGATCGGACGTCCGGGCGTCTACGCCTTCGCCGACGGTGTGACCTACGTGGAGGCGACGCCGGATGAGAAGGCGTTCATGGCGTCGTTCGGCTTCACGCCGGGCGCCCGGTTCAACCTGGCGCTGCCGATGCTGCGGGCGCAGCGGGCGGAGTTGGCGGCCGGCGGCTGGCGCACGGAGACGCCGCCGGACCTGGACGCCGCGCTCACGGCAATGGCCGGCGTGGACGACGCAGGCGATGTACTGGAGTTCGTCATGCTGGAAACGACCGGCAAGCCGGACGGCGAGATGACCATCGACGAGGTGGAGGCGACGCAGCGGGCCGCGGAGTATCCGGAGGTGGGCGGTGCTGGTGTGCCAACGGGGTCGGCGGTCGTTCCGGCCGAGACGCTGCCAACGCCGCCCAAGCGACGTCGTCGTGCCGCGCCGAAGGGCGCCAAGGCGCAGGCGGTCACGCCGGCTGACGACGTGCCGGCGCAGCAGGCGGACGCCATCGCCGACGTGTTCGACGCGCTGGACGCGGCGCCGGCCGTCGTCGACGAGGTCAACCCGTTCGCGATCGAGGGACTGTGACGGCGCGGGTGAAGAGCCAGGGAGCGAGCAACCGGTACTCCGGCCGCGAGACGGAGCAGCGCGCCGCCCGCTTCCTGCGCCAGTACTGGCCGGAGTCCAAGCGGCTCGTGCGCACCGGCTGGCGCAACAAGCACACGGAGTCCAGTGATGAGGGGGACTTCGCCGGTGTGCCGTTCCTGGTGCAGGCCAAGGGGCACCAGCGGGGGGCCGACCAGTTCGTGCCTGGCAAGAAGCTGGCCGATATCTGGGAGGAGGCCAACAATCAGGCACTGGCGGCTGGATTGCCGTTCGCCGTCATCGTCGAGAAGCGCATCGGCTGTGCCGAAGTGGACGGGTGGTTCGCATGGCTGCCGATCCGGCTGGTCACGTCGCTGGCCGTCGCCGCCTACGACCGCAGTCAGCCGGATGGCAATGTGGTGTGGACGGACATTTCTCCGCATCACTTCTGCGGGCACGGCTATCGCCTGCTGCGTATGAACGTGCGCGAATTCATCGCACTGGTCAAGGCGGCCGGCGTGCCGATGGAAACGCCGGAGCCGCAAGCATCTGCTCTTAAGACCGGGAGTTGATTAACCATGCCGGGGCGACGTCGGACGCAGGAAAGCAAGGATCGTCAGGCTGCCGCCATCGCCATGAAGCTCAAAGGTTTACCGTGGTCTGCCGTCGCGAACAAGTACTACAACGGCAATTACGGTAACTGCTGGCAGGACATTCACGCCGAAGTGGAGCGCATCCAGAACGAAATCGTCATGGATGCGAAGGCGGAAGTGGAAGCCATCGTGCAACGGCATGATGCCGCCATCGTCCAGCTGACCGAGATAGCCGAAGCCGATCATCCGTTGGTGGACAACGGTCATGTCGTGCGTACGGGCGTGTCGCCGCGTCAGCGCAAGGAGATTGAAGAGCTCATTGAGCGCAATGGCGGCGAGGTGACGCGTGAGACGCTGCTCCTTCTCATCGGTGAGCCGTTGTTGGATGACGCCGTCAATGTCCAGGCACGCAAGGAGATCAGAGCGCATGACGCTGAGCGCGCGAAGCTTCTCGGCCTGAACAAGCCGGTGAGGGTCGAGGCGACGAACAAGACGCATGTCACCTATGAGGTGGTCGGCGTTGATCCGTCCAAACTGGACTGACGAGGGGAACTCATGACGACCTACGAAGAGCAGCGGAAGCAACGGTTGATGACCGTGCTGTCGGCCGCCGTGCGCATCGGCCGCGCCGGTGCGCTGCCGGACAGTGTGGTGGCCGCGGAGCTGGGCGACCTGGCGGAGCTCTACCTTGCTGCCGCCCATGTGCCGTACGGCGTGATCGGAACGGGCGCCACTGCGCTGACGATCCACAACCCGGACTTCAAGGATATGCAGGTGCCGGACGATCGTCACTCGCCGTTCACGGTCTCTGAAATCTGGCAGGCCGCTAAGGCGGCTGGTTTCTCGACGACGCCGTCTGTGCCGGCTGACATGCTGGGACCGCACGTGCCGCGGTTGGAGGATGTCATCGCCGCGGACATTCGCGAGGCCCAGCGTGACCCGAAGGATGAGTCCGCGCCCACGTGCGCCGTTGAACTTGCCGACCTCATCGGTGGCCACGCGCACGTCTGCGAGAAGGCACCAGGACACGCCGACGGCCCTGGTGGCAGTGACCACCAGTGCGAGACGTGCGGCGTGCTTTTCCCGCGGGTGACTGACGGCGCGGCCGACGGCGAGGCGATCGAGCTGTGACCGAGCAGCGGCAGGACGGCGCCGACTTCGAGTGTTCGGATCGCGTGCTGGTCACCGGCACGTGGCATGTCGGACGGGAGGGTAACAACCTCTATGTCACCGACGAGGATGGCACGGAGTACTACGTCGGCGCGCTCTTTCGGGCGAAGTACGGACCCGCCGTGGTGGGTTGGCTGAACCTCGCTCGCATGGTCGCCAGCGAAAGTGGACTTCCGTGCAGTGGTCGAAAGCTGGTGGACAACGACGTCGTATGGCTGGATTGCGCGTTGGAGCGTGGCCATGACGGCCAGCATCACGGGATCTACGACAGTGTTGGGTACTGGTGGTCATGATGCCTCGCTGGCACGCATGGCTGGACACGGTGATCATCCTCGCCATTCTGGCCGTGGAGGTCATCGCGCTGGTGAAGTCGTGATCGCGTGGTGGAACGTGCTTATCCTGGTGGTCGGATTCTTCCTGCTGGGCTACTGCGTACATAGGGATAAGCCATGATGTGGTGGGAGTGGTTCATCGTGCCTGTGCCGTCACTGGTCGCCATAGGGCTGGCGTTGGTTCTCTTCCGTATCGGGCATGGCGATTGGCCGTGGTCGAAGTGACTGCCACAGTCGAACCGGAAGTCACGCGGCTGGTGCACACGTACCGGCCGCGTGGCGCCGCCCTGGAGCTGCTGCACTACCGCGGCGACGAGTTGATCCTGTCCGGCCCCGCCGGCACCGGCAAGAGCCGCGCCGCCCTGGAAAAGCTCCACCTTGTCGCGCTACGCAATGGTGCGTTCAAGGGCCTTATGGTGCGCAAGACCATGAAGTCGCTGACGGAGTCCGGCCTGGTGACCTACCGGGAGAAGGTGGCCGCGGAGGCCATCGAGTGCGGGCACGTCAAGTTCTTCGGTGGTTCGCTGGACAAGCCGCCCGGCTGGATGTACTCCAATGGCGCGTTCATCGCCGTGGGCGGGATGGACAAGCCGTCGAAGATCATGTCGACCGAGTACGACATCGTCTTCGCCCAGGAGGCCACAGAGTTGGAGCCTGCCGACTGGGAAGCGATCATCACTCGACTTCGCGCCGGCAACCTGACCTACAGCCAGGTCATTGCCGACTGCAACCCGTCGACACCATTTCATTGGATCAAAAAGCGGGCGCAGGACGGCCACATCGTCATGCTGGAGTCGCGGCATGAGGACAACCCCGTCTACTTCGACCAGTTGCCGGACGGCTCGTTCGTCATGACGCCGGCAGGGCACGCCTACATCGAAGGCAAGCTCGACAAGCTCACCGGCCCGCGCTACAAGCGTCTGCGACTCGGCCAGTGGGTGGCCGCCGAAGGTCAGATCTACGAGGAGTGGGACGACGCCCATCACTTGCTCAAGCCGTTCCGCATCCCCAAGGAATGGCCGCGATACTGGTCGATCGACTTCGGCTATCGCAACCCGTTCGTGTGTCAACGCTGGGCCGTCGACCCGGACGGCCGCGCCTACCTCTACGCCGAGACCTACCACACGGGGCGGCTGGTCGAAGAGCACGCGCGCAACATCCTGCGCGAGGTGACCAAGACCTGCGCCCGCCAGGAAGACGGCGACAAGGACAATCCGCTGAAGGCGCTCCAGGGTGGCCGGCGTGCTTGGCGGGAGCCGATGCCCGTGGCGGTTATCTGCGACCACGACGCAGAGGGCAGGGCCACCTTCGAAGAGCACACGGGGCTGGTGACGACGGCGGCCGTCAAGGACGTGGACACCGGCATTCAGGCGGTCAAGGCGCGGCTGTCGCGTGCTGGCGATGGCAGGGCGCGGCTGTTCATCGTCCGCGACGCCCGCACCGAGCGGGATCAGGCGTTGGTCGACGCCGCGAAGCCGACGTGCACGGCCGAGGAGTGGGGCGGCTACGTCTGGAAGCGTCCGCCGCTGGTGACCAGCCAGCCGCGGCCGGAGCCCGATGAACCGCTGAAGGTGGACGACCACGGCATGGATGCCGAACGCTACTTCGTGATGTACCTGGACCAGGGGGCGACGTACCAGCTTCGTGTCCTGACCTGGTGAAAGGGGGAAATGGCGATGTGCGACTGTCCGGATGGCGAGTGCTACTGCGGTGAGCCGACGTGGCTGGAGATGAACGACGGCTGTAGCGGGTGCGGTGGCCTGGACGGCGAGTGCTATTGCAACGAAGAGTAGCCCACTGACCTGGTGAAACAGGCCATGCTTGACACGGTTATTAACGGTGTGAGATGCTTCTCCCATGACCGCCACAGTCGCCCGCCGCACCTGCACTCGATGCGGGCGCCAGCTCACCAGCGCGAAGTCCGTCGCTTTGGGTCGCGGTCCGGTCTGCGACCGCAAGACGCGGCTGGCCGCGGCGAGTGTCGAGGCCAAGCCGGAGCAGGTGGCCAAGGCGCTGGAGCTGTTGGCCGACGGCGCGGTGGAGACGCTGCGCCCGGGCCGCGTGTGGCTGGTCGTGGCGTCCAACGGCGTCGACCGCTACCGCACCGCGCCCATGGCGTGCACCTGTCCGGCTGGCGTCCGTGGCCGGCGCTGCTACCACGAAGTCGCCGTCAGCCTGCTGGCGGCGTGACGAGGGGATGACGATGACCGATCACATGGGCTACGCACTGCTGGACGCCTTCGCTTGGCAGGAAGCCGAGAACCGCATGGGCTGGATGGCGCCGGAGCTGCACGAAGAGCAGCGTCAGGTGCAGGCAGGGCTGGAGTGCGCCGCGATCGCCCGCGAGGGGTTCTGGTTGCACTGACCCGCTAGGCTCACCGGCGCGCGGAGGGGAAGCCCGCGCTGGTGATGTGAGACCCCAGTCCCATTGCGCTGTGGCGGCTGCCCGGGACTGGGGTCTCACAATCTGTGCATCACCCGTGCTACCGTCGCGTTCGTGACGGCGATCAGCCCTTCAGCACCCGGGTCCCGTCCGGTCGGCCAACTGGTGACCGGTGCGGTTTCCCGCCTGACCAGGTCACTGGCCGCCGTCGCCTCCTCCGTCAAGACGCGCCGCCAGTCGCTCACCCACTCAGCACTCCAGGTCGCCGGCCTAGAGTGTTTTGACATGAGCGCCTTCGAGGTCGCCTCGCCGCTGG